CCCAAACTTGAAAAAATTCATCGAAATGTGCATGGATATGGGAAAGGATGTCATCGTGGCTGGGCTTGATGGTGACGCGTTTCAAAGGAAATGGGGTGAACTTCTCGAATGTATCCCGATTGCGTCAGAGGTCACAAAGTTATCGGCACTCTGTAAGTATTGTAGACATGGAAACCCCGGTCCATTCACTAAGAGAATTGTGGATGACACAACCCTCGAACTCATCGGTGGGAGTGACATGTATGTGGCAGTGTGTCAGAAACATCTATGAACATCCAAAATCAAAACAACTCTCCTGTCTTGACCTGTTTTTATGACTTCGTGGTACCTTGCATGATCAAATAAAAAGTCTTCACCCTCGTGATGTTGATGCCTACCCCTTTCAGTATAGAGTGTACAATCTCCACCACTCTCTATAGTGAGATGATATCTGAGTAGCAAATTTGTTTCAGCTCTGTGTGGTGGTATAACCATAGGACCGTCGACGACTGCGAAGAGTGCAGTCTCCTTATGAATACAGGGAATTTGATCGATGAGATTTTTCAAAATGGGAAAATCTTCAGCTTTGTAAAAGTAGTAGTTGTCATTCTTATCGAACCAGGGATCTTTGTCGTGAAAGTATTGTTTCTTCAATGTCTTCGAAACCTCACAAAACTCTTTGCGAATCTTTTGATAATGTGCCTTGATAAGCCATAGACCGGGGTGATCATTCACAGAATATTGAGATGACCAGTTCAGTATATCTATCAAAGTGTTGCGCATACCAACGAGGGGACGTTTCGAGTTGGTGAAGTACAGGCGATCGATCGGTGCCTTCAGATAATCACAGAGAACCAACCACAGGGGAATCACCGCGAGCGCCCACATTATTTTCTCGACAGATAATAAAAATGCCCGGTTACGGCAAGCGAATGGAAACCTATGCCCCTGCCCCCACTGAGGAGGTTGACACTGTGGAGAAGCGCTTCAAGATGCCTCAGCTTCCCCAGCTTCCCAAGCTTACGATCGTCCAGATCATGCTCGTCGCGATCATCGCCGCCTACGCGTGGACCTCCCGCAAGATGAACGGTGTCGTCGTGTCCAGCCTCGCCCTCACTGTCGCTCTCCTCCACGTGTATGATCACATGTACCGCGTCAAGCGTGGTCCCGAGCAACTCTTCTTCCTCCCCAAGAAGGAGACTTATGGTTGCCAGATGTGCAAGTAAAATTTATCAGTAAAAGATAAGTATGCGCGTCAAGATTGTGAAAAGCCCTGATCGGAAGAAAAAGTTCAGGGCTATCTTAGAAGACGGCAGGACTGTTGATTTTGGTGCCAGTGGATATTCGGACTACACCAAACACAAGAATCCTTCACGTATGCGTTCTTACGTACTCCGACATGGTGGACGAGTACCAAGGCGCACCATAGCTGAGCGAGATCCCAAAAAGATCCAGGAGATGATGCTCGACGTCACATCGAGTGACAAAGAAGATTGGAAGAAGAGTGGTATCGACGGGGCTGGTTTCTGGTCCCGTTGGTACCTCTGGGGTCATCCAACTTTCGAGGGTGCGAAGAAGATTATATCTAGAAAGTTTGGTATTACTTTTGACAAAATGCATTAGCGGCGACTTCCAAATACTGTGCACCTGGTCCAATTGATTGTAACGCTTCCGTCGATACAACGTGTGTGTGTTTCATACCTCCGAGAGTTAGCACCTCTCTCACTGTATCATAAGGAGGGGTGTTCCTATTTTTCTGAGCTTTTTTTGCAATATCACAAAACGATGTAACTTCATCTGGATTGGATTTACGAAACTCATCTATAATTAACTTTCTTTCCTTTTCAGTTTTTTTACCACTAGCTTTTTCATAGTAATCATTTAGAAACGTTTTAAGTTTAAGAACATCATTAATACCGGATACCTTCTTGAAATGTGGACCAGTCCTTGGAATAAATCCACCAAAGAATCCTCCTGCTACAGAAGATGAAGATAGACAACATAGGGCGAGTAGAATGAGAGCCATTTATATCACCTCACATTATTTTTTCAAATTTCTACTTTTCAGAGTAGCTTTAAGTTCAGCCATAAGCTTTGCACGTTTATTGTTCATAACCGGCGCTTTTTGACCCGAAGGTGGAGGTGGAGGAGGAGGTGGCGGGACGCGAGACGTGGTGGGTACTGGAGTAGGGGCGACAACGGTTCGGCAAATGCGAATCACCTTCTGTGCATTCTTCACACTATTCTCAAAGTTCATGGTAATCTTGGCGCGAAGTTCCTTGGCGGTGAGCTTCATGCGTTTACCATTCACCGTCTTGGTGACACGGAGACCTAATTTTTTTGCTTTATTCTTAAGATCTTTATATTGCATTTACTAATAGCTAAGAAAATCCTCAAACGTCTTCAAGTCATTCGCGTCGATAAGAAGAGCGAACTCGTTCTCCTTTTCAGTCAGGTCACAGTTGGGAATAGAGGCTTCATAGAAACAAGCCTGCAGATGCATGTCGTGGTCGTCGAGGTAGAGTAGGAGCTTGGTGATTTCCTCATCGGATGAAGTGTCGATGAAGGTGTCGAATTTATCCATAGAAAACCAGTGTCGGTATTCCTCTGTCATGTTCTTCTCGTAGATGAGAAGGTTCTCCTTGATGAACTCTTCTTGGGGGCAAGATGGTTCTTGGGCAATCTCGTCGACGAGGAAGGAACACGCCATGAGAGCGTGGATACCTCCACCAACCTTCTTGAGAAACTCTTTCTTGATGGTACCGATGCTCATCTTTTTCGAACTTGATTTTCTATCAAATGTAGACTCACTTAGGTTTTAATACGACAAAAAATGGTAAAATGTCTTAATGTCTCCATCATTTATCAATTTGACAAAATCTTGATCATCTTTCGTAAACAGAAGTGGGTTCGGTGATGACATTGTAAACGCGCGATCAATAGTTATACCAAGATTGTCAAAATGAATAAGTATAGCAGACAATGTATCTGAATCTAACATGTCTAGAGCCATTCGAAACTTTCCCACTGAAAATTCGTTCTGACTAAATATATGTTTTTTTATAAACTTTTCAACCTCATCGTGTGGTTCTGTAGCAATCCGAGTTCCACATTTCAAGTACTCCATGAGGTCTCGAACACCGTGAGCCACCTTTTTTATAAAAGTGCGCTTTTCCGGTGTCATGCTTACAGTGTATAAAGATAAAATGTACAATCAAGAAAGGATGAGTGATGTACTCGAATTAAAAATTTTGATCCAGAGGGTTTTACTTCCGAGAATCAGACAACTCGAGGAAGAAGTAGCTACCCTCAGAAAACACACCTGGCCATACGTACAGAATAAACGAGAAAAACATCAACTTGACGACATCGAGGCGAAGAGGGATTTTTTCAAACATCTCGATGACGACACAATTAAGGAATTGTTGCTCGAAAAGGCAAAACTGACGGCGGTGCCAGGATTTCACAGGAGGGAATATGATCTGACGAATAATTTTTGTTGATGTATTATAAATGATTCCTGGATTACCCAGTATTCCATTTGTATCCGACTTGTTCAAAAGTGACAAACCCATGAAAAACGAGTGGCTCGCCGCCTACATTTGTGGCATTTTGTGTTCTATGATGGTAGCGTACGGTTTAATGCGTTCGCCCATCAAAACACCCCCACTGATAATGATGGCTTGTGTATGCTCGTCGTGCTGTAGCTCTTCGACTTCGCGCGTTGTATCTGACATTCAGAAGCGAATCTAAAAGAAGTCGTCCGTTCTATACATCTTTACCGCGAATGAACCAGTTTTGCCAGTGACCGAAACTGTTTCATTTCCATAAAGTTCCTGACATCCGATGTCCTCCATACAATCACGACCGCTGTGACTCACGGGGATTGGATACAGATTCTCACCCCCAGTGGTCGTATAATAGTGGTAACGATCCCTTCTTCCACGAACCTCCTTACCGTAGAGGGGTAGAGTTTCACCGGAACCTGTCAGAATGCCCATCTGCTGCATGTGACCGGGTTTATACTTTTTGATGGGTGGTCCCCGAAACTCTGGTTCACGACGAATTTCCTGAGAACGTACCATCATTGTGGGAACCTTTACAGGAACTTTGACAACACGAGGATTTTGGATGAGATACACGATGATCACGACTAAAGCAATTAACACCACCCATAAGAGTTGAGTCTTCGCCTTGTTCTTCATTACATTAC